TCTTGGAATCAGCGTAACTATAAACAATAGGGTAGGAACTATCCGAATTTACGCCTGTGGACATTGTGTAAGACGAGCCAACAAGGTAACTTGTTAGGAACGCAGTGATGGCTGAAACAGGAAGCTTCGACTTCAAATGCGAAGCATTAAGTCGGGGTAGTTCACAGTCCATCATATAAGGAGGATAGAGATGGTACTTCCGAAAGAAAAATTAGCAGAGCATTTGACAAATATTATTAATGAAAATTATTTAAGTAGCGATAGAAAGAAAACACAAACTATCTACAAGGCTGTTATGGACAAACACAATATGCCTCTCGATATAGCCAAAGGAATTATGACTTTGGCAAAACCACTTGAAGAGTATTCTGATTTTGAATTGTTCTGTATAACAAACGCCATAGCAGAAAGTAGTGAAGAGGATTTTGGTGATCTACTGAATAAGTATTATACCGAAAACGAAATTAAAAGATACTCTCAGGATAAATACCATGAAGAAGTCGAGAATCCGTATGTGATCAACAACGTGATTAAGATTAGGGATGGTCAGTACTTCACTAAGATAACCGCATCTGAGTTGCGGATCTTGGACAATGCATCCATGATCAATTACAATGAGAACACACAGCGTGTAATGAAGAGGGTGCGTAATGGAAACGAACAGTTCTTTAAAATTTCTATTAACAAGAAAGCTGTTAAAGAAATTAAAAAGCTGATGAGTATGAATGCGTACTTCCCAGATCCAATTACATTGAATATTCCACAAGATGATCCAGAATGTTACACAGAGTTTGATGAGTCTGAAGGAAAACTTTCTATATATAATATCAATCATTTTGACATCCTTGATGGCTATCACAGATTCGTTGCTATGAGGGAACTCATAGAAGAGAATCCAGACTTTGATTATGTAATGGAACTCAGGATCTCAGAGTGGGTTGAAAACCAGGCACAACAGTTTATCTTCCAACAGGATCAGAAGACCAAGATGAAAGCTACTGACTCCAAGTCGTTTAACCAGTTCAGTCTGGCGAATAGGATTGTAGAGAGATTGAATACCGGAATGTACTCAATCTCTGGTAAGATAGGCAGAAACGAAAAAGCGCTGATTATGTTTAATGATATGTCAGATGTTATTGAAAAAGTATTCACGCATGGTGTTGATCCATCTGATAAAGACGGAAGACAGATGCTTGCGAATCTACCAAAGACAATTGGAAATTATTTTGATGCTCTGTTAGATGATGACGCATATGCTACAAGGAAATTCAAATATAAAGAACTTTTTGTTATTATCTACATAATTAGATGTGGAATCAGCCGTGATGTATTTGTTGAGAAAGTGAATGCTGTACTGAATCAGCTGAACGATATCCGTATCATTGCCAGTGCCAAACCAAACAAGAAAACACTTGAAGAACTTGAGCGAATAATTCGTAGTTAAGTAAAGTAAATGAACGATATAAATAATTTATCCGAGTGTTCGACATATAGAAGGGAGCGATCACAATGTTGAACGAGGAAAGGAAACAGATATTTTTAGAAAGAGAAAAAATGTCTGGATATACTCCTGAATCATCAGGAAATATTAAATATACTTTACAATCATTTGGGAAACACGAAGAGTTGATTGGCAAAGATATTTGCGACTGGTCTATTACAGATATAAGGGAATGCTTTATTTTACGGAACACAACAAGTACGAATGTTTTAAGGAATGTAAAATCACAGCTGAGTGAATATACGAATTGGTGTATTAACCATAGACTTTCCCAGATTAATCAAAACAACTGGGAGAATGTAACGGAAAGCTTACTAAAAGTATGCATTAATACTGGTCTGGCAAAGAAACAGTTAATCCCAAGAGATGAACTTCTTGACAGATTGGATGATCTATTAAATGATCGTGATAAATACCTGATCCTTAGTTTGTACGAAGGTATGACCACAAAAGAATTGTTTAGTGCAAAGAAAGAGGATATAAACGGTAATGTGATGTCGTTGTCAAGCGGTCGTAAATTTGTTATATCAGATGAACTCAAAGCTTTTGCAGAAAGATCTGCTGCAGCTACAGAATATTACATAAAGAAATCTAATAACGTGCATGTAGACGTAGCTACATTCAAACGAGCAGATGGTGATGACCGAATTGCCTGGTTGGTAAACTATAGACTTAATACGGAAAGGAAAGATACTAAAAGGAATACTGAATTAAGGCTGATAAAACGTGCGAGTACTGCAATTGGCTATCCAACTATGACTGCTTTGAAATATAATCGAGCTGGCAGAGTTGATTACATTAGGCGTAAAATAGGGCAGGATGATATAACCATTTATGAGTATGAAGTTCAGCATGTAGACGAGATAGATGCGATCTACGGAGCGATGTCTCCTACAACAAGAGCGGATTATCTCAAGGTATTAAAGGAACTTGACTTTATTGAGTAGAACTACTACACTTGTATAAAGAAATGAGGTGGGAAATCTGAGTAAATTCGATAACTCATCCTGAAGAGAGCGGGCTGCGGAGATATATTTGCAGCCCTATTTTTATCCGGGAAAACCGACTAAGTACTATTGACAACAGAAACTGAAAGTGTTATTATAATTTTGCCAGATACGAACAAGTGTTCGAGTACGGTAATAATCATGAAAGGAGACACTATATGGAATACGGAAAGAAGATTGGGATGTTTATGGAAGCTGTTAGCAACGCAATTCGGTATGATGAGTATGTTACGAATGAAGTATCCGCAACTGGATTCAGCGAAGTAAGATCATGCAGAATTGATGGTGTTGAGGTGGACGGAAACGGATCGATCCAGATTGATTGTGAAGACGGAACGGAAGTGTGCCTGTCCAGTTGGGACAGTTTGGAAACAGATGAAAGTGGTATGCTTTTCACGTTCCATTTTGGCGATCTCCTTCGTGTATTTGATTTTTCACAGGTAGCTGCGTAAATATTCTTGCGAAAAATTAAAAAAAAGTTGTTGACAAACTGTTTCTGGTGTGATAGTATACTGATACGGAGAGGTTCCGGTGACGGAATCTCTTCTGCCAGAAACAAACATGTAATAAATTATAAATTACCTATTGACATTTCGATTTCAAAATGGTAATATATAGGTGTCAGCAGAGAGTTAACAACAAAATCCACTCAAAGGGAGACAAAGATGGGAAAACTTAATAAGAAGGAAGCCGACAAGAGATACTTCGATAGATATAAGAGTTCTGGAAGACGTGAAGAGAATGCAAAACGCCGTCAGGAAAAGATCCAGAAGAAGATTGCGAAGATGAAAGAGAGGGCTGCTCGTAAGAAAGCAGAATCCGGTGATCCTTCTAATAAGGAAAAGAAACAAATTATCGAACAGACAAAAGAAGAAAGGTTCGATGCTTATCTTCAGGAAGCATCCGAAATGAAGAACGATTATCTTTCTCCGTACAAAAGAGCCAAGAAGATGTATCGTACCAACCGCATCTTGAAAAAGAACATGCCAAAAGATGAAAGAAATTATAGTTGGTGGGAGAGCTTATTTGACAGGCTTAGTAATGAACTTAAAGCAGAAGAGAATTCCAGAAAGAATACTCTGAGAACGCTTAAAGGAAATAAAGGTAAGGTAACCATTGAGAGCCGTAGAGAGGAGAAAGCATATGAGTAAGATGAATAACAGTAGCATGACCGAATATTATCATGGTAAGAAGAAAAACAGAGTTTACGCCAAACTTACGAATGTTCCTGGGATTACTGATGAGATCGATAAGAATTCAAATAGAAATTGGCCATCTGTTTCTCTTTGTTTAATTGAAGATGTGATCAGACCGCTTCTTCCAAAAATGAGCCGCAGGATTCGTGAAGACATTGACTGTGGTAAGGAAGACGGAGTCTCATACATTGGAATGGCTGAATGCGATAGCAAAGATGTGTTTTCTCTTGAAGTCGGAAAGAAGATCGCTTCTCTTAAAGCAGATCTAAAATATCATGATCGCATGGATAAGGACTACGATATTCTGATTGAAGCCATTGACGAGATCAAGAAACTGTTTGTGCAGAACAAGACAAAGCATGTCAGATGTTACAATCAGATTTTTGACAAACTGGTCAGAGATTATGGTTGGTCTGATAATGTAGAAAGGGGCGCTGAATGATTACATACGTCACATCTGATGGAAAGAAATTTAACATTCATGCAGACGCACAGAAGCATGAAGCTGAATTATTAGCAAATCAGAAGTCTGAAGCAGCCAAGAAAGCTTGGCTTGCTGAGAAAAAGATTGCATATAGTCAGCTTGTACAGAAGATTACTGAAGTACAGAATGCAATCAAGGCGTACAACCAGAAGTATCATGATACGATCTCGTTTAATGTGAAGCTCCAGTTTAATGAGAACACTTCCGGTTATTCTGATGATAAAACAGAAACGGAAACGAAACCTCAGAAAAAGAACACGTTCACTATTAATACACGCTTTGATCATGATGAAGCAAAATCATTAAGTGAACTGATAAATAGTTTGTATAGGTTTTAAATGCAACAAATTATAACACAACACTAAGATACTTACAGCAATCTTAAATGAATAGACAAGCGGATAAGTCAATTGAATGATGATCAATCTACGCAGGTTCAAATCCTGCTTCATAACCAAGTATCTTGATAGTGTTGAATAAAAATATTTGCTTTTTACATAGTGGGATTCCTTTCTAAACGCTTTGGTAGTTGAGCGTTATCAACTACCAATTATTACCAGAGAGATAGCTCAATTGGCAGAGCAACAGAGTAGATGATAAATAATAGTTTTTAGTTAAAAACTAACAGCAATTTTAATCTATTTTAATCTAATGGGGTCTGTGGGTTCGAAGTTCGATTCTTCGTCTCTCTGTTAGTGGTTGGTAGCTTAAGTGGATAAAGCGCGTAATAATCAACAAACGCTTCTTGTAAGAGAAACGCACAGCGATTTTAATGATATAGCCTGTTAAGCTCGTGTTCTGGGTTCGAATCCCAGCCAACCACTTTAGAGATACATGCAGCAATTTATTTTTGGCTTAGACTTTTAATCTAATTTTCCAGAAAATGTATCTCGTTATATGGGAAGCTTGGTGTAATGGTAGCATGTAAAGTTTTTAATGCTTCTTGTAAAAGAAACATACAGCTATTTTACAAAACAAATTTTCTTTGGTACAGAAAAGGTGTCGGTTCGAATCCGGCAGCTTCCCATTCCTTAAAAACAAACCATATAAAGATGCTTACAGCAATTTAAAAGTGTTCGCTCCATCATTGCGGATGTAGTTTAATGGTAGAACGTCAGGGTAAAACCTGAAGATGCGGGTTCGAATCCCGTCTTATAAAAGCATCTTGGAAAGGAAAATAATATGGCAAACTTTATAACTAACATGAAAGGTACTCTTGACAACAGAAAACAGCTTACCGAGAATGGTGCTGTTGGTTATTCTACTTCAGGTCATGAACTGCTTGACATGAACTTTGCAATTGGTTCTCTCAGACATGAGTCCGACAGACAGATCCAGGATCGTTTTGCAAAAGCTTATTATGAGAATCCGCTTCTTGCAATTAAGTTTCTCTTTAAAGTGAGAGATTGCAGAGGTGGTGACGGAGAACGTAGAACATTTAGAGTATGCCTTGATTGGCTGATTCAGAATAAACCTGATGTAGTTAAGGCTGTACTTGTTCTGATTCCTGAGTATGGAAGATGGGATGATCTTCTTCGTCTGGTTGATACAGAACTCAAATCTGATATTGCTCAGATTGCGGAAATGCAGTATGCGAGTGATCTGATTGGAGTCAAAAACAGAACGAACAGTATTAGCCTGATTGGTAAGTGGAGCTTTTCTTGCAATTGTTCTAACAAAGAACGTAAGAGACTTGCTAAGTTACTGATTAAAGAGCTTCACATTACGGAACCTGAATACAGAAGGATGCTTTCTACTCTTAGAGGATATCTTAAGATTGTTGAAAGAGATATGTGTAAAAAAGAGTGGGGCAACATAAAGTATGAAGCTGTTCCGTCAAGAGCAAACCTGATTTATAATAGTGCGTTTCTCAGAAACGATGAAGAGAGACGCAGAAAGTATTTAGCATCACTTCAGAAGGGTGAAACTAAGATCAATGCTTCTGTTCTGTTTCCGCATGACATTGTAAACAAGTATACAGATGGATGGCGTAGCATAAAAGCTCAAGACGTTGCCCTCGAAGCTATGTGGAAAGCACTTCCTGATTATGTAAACGGAAACGGGAATACATTGGTTGTAGGTGATGGTTCTGGTTCTATGTATACTAGAATTGATCCTCATTCAAATGTATATGCTGTCGATGTTGCCGATGCTTTAGCAATTTACTTTGCGGAGCATATGACTGGACAGTTTGCTAATAAATACATCACGTTTGGTGGTAGTCCACATCTTGTCGACTTCTCTAATTGCAAGACACTTAGAGATAAGATTACTCTGGCTCGTAAGAATAATGACTGCAACAATACCGATATTTACAAGGTGTTTAGGCTGATCCTTGATACGGCTGTGAGAAATCATATGTCACAAGAAGAGATGCCTCAGAATGTGTTAATTATAAGCGATAATGAATATGACAGAATGTGCTACTTTGAAGGACGTTATAGCAATTATATGAGTAATAGTAGCCCTACTCTGTTTGATGGTATCGCAGCTGAGTATTCTTTACACGGATATCATCTTCCGAGACTTGTATTTTGGAATGTGAATTCCAGAACAAACACGATTCCTGTACAGCAGAATCCTGCCGGAGTTGCACTTGTATCTGGTTTCTCTCCTGCAACCTGTAAAATGGTTCTCTCAAATAAAACCGATCCATATGATGTACTACTGGAAACGTTAAATTCTGAGAGATATCAGAAAGTAGAAGACGCTTTAAAGGGCGTTGAATTATAAAGCGTAGATCATTAAGATGCACACAGCAATTTTAAAATTTAAGGAAGCGACAATTAAAAAACCTTTAACTACTACATATGCATCTTGTGACATGATCTACATTCCGTTTAGCCGAGAGATTTATTCTTTCGGCTAAACTTGACGATATACCTGTAATTATCCCATTATATACCGAAAGGTTTTACATATAGCACTGTTGATTAAACTAAAACAATTAATTCATAATGTGGAAAGTGAGGATGTTATGATTAAAACAATTTTAAATGCGAGAATGATTCATAGAGGGATATTAAAATATGGCTGTAAAAGAAAAGAAAACATTAGATAAAAGCGGTTGGAGAAATAGTTTTGAATTAGTTGGTGAAGTTAAGATTTATGAAAACACATTTCGTATTGATCAGCACTCAGAGAAATCTGACTGGACGTATAATCAGATGTATCTCACAGTATTTTGCGGTGAGAAGAGTGGTAATGTAACGTGTGAATGTAATGGTGGATTTGGTGTAAATCGTGAGAATTTGATTTATGCTTATGGCAAAGGTGAAAACGATAGTACGGATTACAAAAACAGAATAACGGTAGAATGGGATGACAGGAATGATCCGAAGATCCTTGAAGACATTGGTTCCGGTTCTTTTGTGAGAGCTGGACTTGAGAAGGATGATAAAGGAAACGTATTTACCATGAGGTTCCTTCATACCTATGACTTTATTAAATATATCTCTGAGCATCTTACAAATGGTGCTGTCGTAAGAGTTCGTGGTAACATTAAGTACGATGAATATGATGGTAGGCTTCGTGTGCGCAAGGAAGTAAAGAGTATTTATCTTGTAACCAATCCTGAATCTGATAAGTATTGTGCGAAGTTTGAGCAGACATTCCTTGTTGGAAAAGATAGCGTATCGTTCCTGGATAAGAAGAATGGCGTTCTGAATGTTGATGCTATTGTCCTTGAGTACTACAAAAATTATCGTGGCAAGGAAGTCAAGCAAAATGTTCCGCTTCATAAAGATATGGAAATCACTCTTAATATGGATGACGATCCTGAAATAAAGAACATGAATAATCTCCTCATTAAGAAATTCCTGACTGCAAAGAAAGGATATAACGAAGTCCGTTGGATTGGCGAATTTGTTGAAGGTGGTTCAACTGTACAGCTTACTGAGGATGACCTGAGTGACGAAGTGAAGATGCTAATCATGATGGGTCTGAGAACTAAGGAAGAAGCACTTCAGAGTGTCGCTACATCAAGTGACAGGGTGCAGAAGATGGTGCTGAAGAGTCCGTCAAGCGGAGTTATTGATGGCAAGCTTTCACTGATTCAGCCAATCGAACGCAAGTACGATGAAGAAGATCTACTTCTTGACTTACCAGAGGATGAAGAAGTTCCGTTTGATGAAGATGATGCAATTCTTCGCGGAATGAACAAGCCTGAGAAGAAGACTGAATCAGATGAAGAGGAAGAAGATTGGCTTGCTGGTCTGAATATGGATTAAGTTGATTATGATTCCGGTGGCTGCAATGGTCACCGGAATATAAACATATAGATGGAGAGAAAATAATGAGAAAATTTGGAAAAAGAAACGAAGTGAAAGTTGATCCGCTTATGTATCCTATGTGTCTGTTAGGAGCTGCCGGAATTGGTAAGACAACCATTATTAAGCAGTACTGTGAAAAGCTTGCTGGAGAAGATGGTTATATGTTCCTTGAGATGGCAGGAGAACAGGGACAGGTTGCAATCAATGGTCTTGTATATGAGGACTGCGATGAGTGGGGTCAGGTCATTGATATCGTAGAAGATATAGAGGACAACAAGAGTACTGATTATAAAGATCTCCGTGTGATTGTCATTGATACTTACGATGGTTGGATTCAGCTTGCAGAGCAGGAATCTATTAGACTTTACAATGCAACCAATCCTGAGAATAGGGCAAAATCGATTGATGCAGCCTGGGGTGGATTCCAGCGTGGTCAGACTAAGGCATTTGAACTGATGTTTGATGTGATCACGAGACTGAGGAAAGTTGGAGTAAGTACTATTGTTATTGGTCATGTTAAGAACAAGGAGAACACAGATCCTGTTAGTGGCGTAACATATACTACACTTACTTCTGATGTGGAAAATAAATACTTCAATCTTCTGAAGAAGAAGATGGCGTTCATTGCTCTTGCTTACTTAGACAGAACTATTAAAACGGAAAAGACTGGCAAGAAGAATCTTGTTACTCACAAGGACGAGACAATTAACAGACTGACAAGCGAAGAAAGAAAGATTTCTTTCAGAAGCGATAACTTTGTCATTGATTCGAAGAGTAGATTTGCTGATATTGTTGACGAGATTCCGTTTGATTGTGATGAGCTTATTAAAGCAATTTCAGATGCAATCAGAAAAGAAATTGAAAAGACTGGTAAGTCTATGGAACAGGTTGCAAAAGAGCAGGAAGCTGAAGCCGAAGTTCGTGAACAGGAAATCGCCAAGGCTGAAGAAGAGCGAAAAGAGCAGAAGTCTTTCGAAGCTAATATGGAAAAGATCAAGACGTTTATAAAAGAGAACGTTAAGAACAATATGGATGCAGTCAGAGAGATCGCAAAGATGACTAAGAAGATGGGATATGAAAATCCTACGCTGATCACAAAGCCTGAAGATGCAGAAGCCGTTCTGGTTTATATTGAATCACTTTAACAGCGAGGTATGATGATGGGGAACAAGCGTAAAACGGAACAAACGCAAAAGAAAAAGACAATGACATCAGAAGATGTGACGCAGTTTGACGAGTTATACAGATATGTAAAGATGTTATTTGGCTATGATGATACGGTTCCCCTCCCATCATATGTAGTGTTGAGATTGAAAGGTTTACGAAGTGGTAAGTTTGCTGAAAATTATAATGTAATCTCACCAGGATTTATTAATGAGTTTGGGGATTCTGGTGATGTTGGATATGATGCAATTCTTGGAACGATAAGGTTATATGCCGATGATATTTCGCGTGGCTTGTCCAGAAACCACATAGAAGATGTACGACATAAAACAAATTATCTGTGCAAGGTTGTTGAGTCTCATTTACAAGAGACGGTAGATCTGATAAAAAGAAACCAGAAGTCACAGCAAGTAGCTGATAACTCCGTAGACCTTTCTACGCTTGATGCTGATAGAGTTGAATATAAAAAGCAAGATCAATTAAATAATAATCCAGTCCTTGAAACTCTCTGGAAGTAAGGGGTGGTCATCATTGCGAGTAAAGATAAAGCTGAACTAACCCCATATGATCAGGAGTTAGTTGAAGTAGCGAATAAGGTTAACCTTTATAAAAATGATATTGAGGGTAATATCATTTTCTGTATCTATAAGAAACCAGATCTGATTTATGATTGCAACTTAAAACTTAGTGATTTCTCTAACAACATATGGCGAGTGTACTGGGCTATCGCTTATCAGCTGCTCATTGTCCAGAAGATGCAGGATCTCGATGAAATGACCATTGGATTCTTTCTTGAACAGCACGAAAAATTGAAAGCAAAGTACTATGAATATGGTGGTTTTGACGTAATCGTTAAGTCGTTTGAGTACATAAATACCAAAAATTTCGATGGATATGTAGATGAACTTGTGAAATGGAACGGTGTACTTGAGCTATCAAAGCGTGGTTTTAACGTCAAGGATAGGATCAAGGATTACTGTGATATGACTTCTGAGCAGATCTATTCTGAGTGGGAAGCCTTTATTAACAGCATTTATGTGAACATCGACAGAGGTATGACTGTTTATGATATTTCAGATGGGTTAATTGATCTGATTGATGAACTTGATGTTGAATCTGCTTTAGGATTACCGTATGCAGAAATGCCAATGCTTAACAATGAAACTGGTGGTCAGTGCCTTGGTTCGATCACGTTAGTTGGTGGTTTGAGTAATGTTGGTAAAAGTACGTTTGCCAGAAACGCCTGTATACCATCCTGTATACAATACGGAACTCCGGTTGTCTGTATGATTAATGAGGATGGTATTAAAAAGTGGCAACGAGAACTGTTGATTTATGTTTCGAATAACATTTTAAAGAACGACATACAAAAGTATGAGTTAAGAAATGGTAATTACACTCCAGAATTAAAACAGAAATTAATTGACGCAGCGCATTGGATTCAAGAACAGACACAAAATCATATAATCACTGTCATTCCTTTTACGCAATACAAGACATCCAATGTGTTAAAGGTTATTAAGAAATACTCTGCTCTTGGTGTGAAACATTTTGTACTGGATACATTCAAGTTGGATTCTGGAAAGGTTTCAGAACATGCATGGTTGGAAATGCAACAGCATATGGTTGAGATCAATGATCTTGTTAAGCCAGAAGTCAAGAATGTACACATACTGATTACATTTCAGCTGAGTAAGGGTTCTGTCCATCAGAGATATTATACTCAGGACTCAATTGGAATGGCAAAGAATATCATAGATGTTGCCAGTACATGTATTATGATCAGAGATGTGTATGATGACGAGTATCCTGGAGAGAAGCGTCAATTACATGTGTTCAGACGAGAAGGTAAGAACGGAAATACAAAAATTCCTGTGAAGTTGGATACTAAAAAGCATTATCAAATTCTTTTCATTATAAAGAACAGAGAAGGATCTGCTAATCAATATCAGATTGTTGTTGAGCATGATTTAAGCAGGAATATGATGCGAGAAGTTGGCATCTGTAATGTGATGCCAGATTTCTGAAGAGCTGGAAGCGCAGCTTCTTACAAAATAGAAAATTTCATATAAGATCAAAGGAGATATGATGACGATCAATGAGCTTAAGACATATATCTATGACAACAACAAGGTCGAGGATGTTCTGATGGCTATTGGTTGTCATCATATTTGTTATCATAAAGAAAGGGGCTACTGGTCGTGTGCAAATTGTGATGGCGATAATGTAACAGCTATCAATGTGAGAAACAACGAGTATCTTAATGTTAAGAATTATACAAGAGAGAATGATTTTAACGAACGAGCAGACATTTTTTCTCTTGTAGAGTATAATCTGAAAGCACAGAAAAAGCAGTATTCATTTTACGATGCAATAAAGTATGTTCATGAGATTCTTGGATTAAAATTCTCTTTCCATAAGAATGAAATCAAGCCTGTTGACAAACCAGATCCTTTAATGCGTTTTAAGATGATCAAAAGGATGAGTAAAGTCTGTATCGTCAATGATTATGAGCCGTTGAAGGAGAGTCTAATCAATGAGTACGCTCCGTATCCACATATCTCCTTTGCTAAAGAGGGGATCATGCCTTGGACATGGAAGAAGTTTGGTATAGGGTATTCTTACTACAGAAAACGAACGGTTATTCCGTTGAAATATTGGCTCACAGGAGAATTGCTTGGTTTTAATATGCGAACCAGTGTGGAAAACTATGATATGTTTGATATCAAGAAGTACTGGTTGACTCCAGGGTATCCGAAGCAGATCAATCTATATGGACTATGGGAGAATAAGGCTGAGATTCCGAAACTTGGGTATGTGGTTGTGTTTGAAGCCGAAAAATCTGTGTTGAAGCGTGACACGTTAGGAGATTATGGGTGTGTCGCTTGCTCTGGTCATGTTTTGAGTAGAGAACAACAAAGTATTTTAATTGGTTTGGGTGTTGAAATTGTAATTGCCTTTGATAAAGACATTGATGTTGATTATCTAAGGTATTGTTGTGAACAATTCTATAGGATTCGTAAGGTTTCCTATATTTATGATAGATTCGGACTGCTTGGAGACAAAGATTCTCCGGCTGATGCAAAGAATAAGATTTACAAATACCTTTTTGATCATAGAGTGGTGTATGATGAACGTGAACATCTGGAATATTTAAAGAGTTTGAAGGTGGTGGACGAAGCGTGAGACTTAGTAATGAAGAGTTAAATAAAATAAAAGAGAAATATGGTGTAGAAACCATATGGTCTTGGTCGAGACTGGAAAGAGCAAGACAGAGTAAGAATGAGTATTACTTGCAATATATTAGGCATCTCAAAGAGGACAGACAGGATTGTGTCTATTCAGTTATGGGTGGCTTATGTCATGATTCTCTTGAGAAACTGTATGAAGGTCAGATTGAGTATGATGAAATGATCACATACTTCAATGAGAACTGGATTGCTGCCATAGATATCATGGATTTAAAGTTCGATAGAAACGATTCTGAAAAGAATAGAAGTATTGCAAGCAAATATAAAGAGAATCTGGAGCATTTCTTTGAACATCATAATAAGATTCCATACAAGGTTGTATGTGAGCAGTTTATTCTGACGCTGTTTGATAGGATTGTTTTTCAAGGCTATGCTGATGCGATTTTTAAAGATGATGAAAACAATTATCATATCATAGATTTTAAGACGAGTACAAAATATTCTGCGTCCGGTCAAAAGGATAAGTGTGGTCAGCTTGTGTGTTATGCACTTGGACTTCACCAGAAAGGTATTCCACTTAAAGATATTAAGATTGCGTGGAATTTCTTAAAGTATGTAACAATTCAATACGAACAGGCGAACGGGAAGATTGCTTCGAAGGACGTAGAGCGTAGAGAAATTGGTAGCAAGCTTATTACTAATGTTAAAATGTGGCTCAAGAAACTTGGTTATGAAGACCAGATTGATGAATATGTAGACGAAATGGTGGGTACGAATTCAATCGAATGTCTGCCTGATGATGTACGGTGTAAGTATAAAATCTCTGACTGCTATGTGTATGTAGATCTTACTCAGGATCTCATTGATTACTGGACTGAGATTGTAAAAGAAACCGTTACTCAAATTGGGCATATGACAGAAGAGTACAATGAAAAGTTACTCACAGATCCTACTCATGCAGATGAAGTGTGGTTTGATTCTATTGAAGACGTTGAAAAAGAAAGCTATTACTATGCTAATTTGTCTGGGTATTCTGGATTACTGAATAAATCTTATGGAAGATACTTAGACTATCTTGAGAACAAGAAGAATGGCGGGGATTTATTCGGTGGTGTTGGTAGTGATCTTGATGATAATGATATCATGAGTGCGTTATTTGGTGGAATCGAGGAAGATAATGATAGTAGCAAAGATACTGTTAGCTCTGATTGTGTTGGCGATAGTGGTTCCAAACCTGGTAATGGATTACAAGGATTGGAAGACGAAGACTTAATCCGTATGCTTGGCATTACTGAAGAGAGTAGTATGGATCAGGATGAATTTGAAGTGTGTAAAAAGTCTAAGCCTGAAAAAGTAGAACAGATTGAAGACGATGAAGAACTTGATATGAGCTGGCTAGATGGTTTGATGTGAGGTAAGGGATGGGTAATAACTATGTAGTGTATCATTTACACACAGAGGATTCTCTTCTTGATAGCTGTACAAATTACAGATTGTATGTAAATAAAGCAGTTGAATTAGGTCAGAAAGCAATTTGCTTTTCAGAACACGGAAATATCTATTCATGGACAGAAAAGAAAGCATATGCAAATTCAATGGGCTTAAAATATTTACATGGCTGCGAAGTATATCTTACCGCACAATTAGAGCCGAAAGTCAGAGATAACTATCACACTATTCTTATTGCTAAGAATTATGATGGAGTAAAAGAACTCAATCTTTTGATAGGTAAGGCTACTGATAGAGAACATATGTATTACAAGCCAAGGATATCATTTGATGAGTTCTTTGCAATCTCTGATAACGTTATTAAGATTTCTGCTTGCTTGGCTTCTCCGTTGTCAAAATATCCTGGAGTTTTTAATCCGGTTTATGAAGAGATACAGACTCTTGAGCGTGAGAAGATTGATAAATTAAAACAGATTGCTTCTTGGATCAATACGGATGGATATAATGAATATTTGAAGATGCATTCAGAATCAGATGTAGAACCAGATGTAGAACTAGAGCAGCCATTAACATATGATCTTTGGGTTGAACAGCAGAAGGAATTGGTACAAAGGACACAGAACGATTATTGTGAACGAATTGCTGAAAAACAAAAAGAAATAGACGATGCTAAAAAAACATACGAAAAGTTATTAAGAGCGTATGATTATTATGAAATTCAGCCACATGTAAAATCAGAGAGTCAGATCAGGTATAATAAATTTCTTTATGAAGCATCCAAACATACTGGCAAGCCATTGATTGCCGGAACAGATACACATAGCATCAATCAGTATAAAGCTGAATGTAGAAGTATTCTTCAGAAAGCCAAAAAAATTGAGTTCGCTGAAGAAGATGAATTCGATTTGACTTATAAATCCTACGAAGAATTGGTAAGCATGTTTCAACAACAAGGTGCTTTACAAATGGACGTAGTGTTAGAAGCCATTGAAAATACAAATAAGATGGCTGATTCGGTGGTTGATTTCGATCTCGATCCGTCAATAAAATATCCTAAATTATATGATGATGAAGAACGTGTATTAAAAGAACGTATTGTAGAAAAGATAAAGTACAAACTGAATCATGGGATCATTGATAAGGCTGATCTCCCGAAGTATAAAGCTAACATTCTGGAAGAAATGCGTGTCTTTAAAAAGATCAATATGATTGGGTTTATGCTCTTCATGTCTGAGTTGGTAACCTGGTGTTGGGATAATGGCATACCAATTGGATTTTGCAGAGGTTCTGTCGGCGGTTCTACTGTTGCTTATATCACAGATATTATTGATGTTGATCCGGTAAAATGGAATACGATCTTCTCAAGATTTGCTAATGAAGATAGAGAAGAAGTTGGGGATATTGACATTGATATCTCTCCTGATCAGAGGGATTTGGTTTATCAACATATCATAGACCAGTTTACTTACGAGAAGACAGCGTATATCCTTGCATTGGGTACGATCTCTGATAAAGGAACTATTGATGATATTGGAAGGGCATTAAGCATTCCGTTGGATGAAGTAGCTGAAATTAAAAAGAAATATTCTGCTATTAAGGATTCTATTGATGGAACCAAAGATCAGATGAAAGCAGCTGAAGAATCTGGTGACATAGATAGGTATCAGAAACTTGACGAACAATACAAAAAATATCTTGAACAAATGGATCATCTTAAAAAAGTGGAATACCCGCAGCTGTTCTACTATTTCGATGGTTTAAATGGCACTGTGGTTTCACAGGGAATGCATCCGGCTGGAATTGTTGTTTCACCTATTACTTTGCCTGATAACTTTGGGTGCTTCTGGAATAACGAGGGTAAAAGAATCATGTATATCAACATGGAAGAGATACATGATTATACAGGATTGGTTAAGTATGATTTATTAGGGTAAATTTCTGCCCTGGGTAAAGTGGGTTATATGCTGGGAACGGCTTAGAGCCTTTGTCACACCTATATTACACGGTATGTATTATAGTCGTAACAGCACAAAGGATTGCAGAATCAGCAGGCACGATAAGTTCAGCCTCAACGAGTATGGGAATATCCCACTTATATTTCAGTGATGATATATAAGAACCCCACTAAGGCGAAAGCCGAATTATATACTCTGAACATTACGGTAACACCGTAAGAATCAAGCAGAAATGACTTGATTGTTGGTTTTGGTTATCATTTAAGGGGTGATAACTATTCATAGTAAGTATACAAAAGAAGAATTTTACAATGAAATATTGAGAATTTATGATAAACAACATATCATGAATACTAATATATTAAATCAATATAATACGTTAGATATTAATCCACTTACATATCTAACAAAATATGGTGGGATAAGGAAAATATGTGAAGAACTAAATATTAAATATGTATCTGGAAACAGAAACGATCCAGAAGATATTAAACAAGACTTTATGCGTGTGTATGAAACATATGGGCATATAGATATTGAGTTCTATGTGCAGCACGGGAAGTATTCAAAAACTGGAATTGCAGGTGCGTTTGGTAATGTGAATAATTTAATGACAGAGCTTGGTATACCACTTAATATGGTTAAGAAATATACAAGAGAAGATGTTATTAAAGATATTCAGGAATTTTATAATAAATATCACACTACGTCCAGTATCCAATACAGAAAACATGGTCACTTTTCTGAAAGTTGCATTACAAAAATGTTCCCCTCTTGGGGAGATGCCATCAAAGAATCTGGTATAGAATATATACCAGAAAAGACATACACAAAAGAAAGAATGATTGCAGATTTACAACGCTTATACGATAAGTATGGATTCATTAGTAGAGCGATGATAAACGATGAATGCGAATATACTTATGAAGCAGTATCGTTTCGATTTCATGGTAAAAATGGTATCGCAAATGCTATAGGTCATCCAGATGCATTCAATTTTAGGGGCGGTGCAAAATCAAACATATTAAGAACGGTGCTTAACGAATTATATGATGTAGTAATTCCAGAATATACTTGGGATTGGTTGATTAATCCTGAAACAGGAAAACATTTATATGTTGACTACTACATTCCAGAAATAAATTATGCTATCGAATATGACGGTGAGCAACATGATAGATTTAGGGAGCATATTCATGGAACTTATGAAGAGTTTGTAAATATGCAACACAGAGATAGGCTTAAAAACCTATTATTACATGATCACGGTATTAAATTGGTTAGAATATACCATTCTGAGAAAATAACCAAAGAACATATACAAGAATTAATTAATACATAAATTCCATAACCAAAACCAACATAACAAATTTGTGAAATCATTAGAGGTTATAAGAAAAACATGTGAATATACAGGAATCCCTTATCCGAAGTCACATGAAATAAATTGGAACGATAATGCTGTGTGGGATGATATGATTACAAGCCCATCTGGTATATTTCAATTTGAAGGAAATTATGCTTATGAAATGTTAAAACAATTTCATCCACATAAAATCAACGATATGTCCATTGTTAACGCTGCACTTCGTCCTTCCGGTGCAAGCTATAGAAATAGATTACTGTCTGGGGAAATTAATAAGAATCCATCTCCAATCATTGACGCTTTGCTTGCGGATAATAATGGCTATCTAATTTTCCAGGAAGATACAATTAAGTTTCTTCAACAGATTTGTGGATTATCTGGGTCGGAAGCAGACAATATTAGACGTGCGATAGGCCGAAAGCAGGTTGATCGTCTTGAAAAAGCTTTGCCAAAAATTCTTAGTGGTTACTGCCAAATGTCACCACAACCTAAAGAAATAGCAGAGCAAGAAGCAAAGCAGTTTCTTAAGATTATAGAAGATTCGGCAAGGTATCAGTTCGGCTTTAATCATTCGCAAGGGTACTCAATGATCGGTTATCTTTGTGCATATTTACGATACTATCATCCAGAAGAATTTATTGCAGCTTATTTGAACTGTGCGAATAATACTGATGATATTGTGTATGGTACAGAGTTGGCAAAACTTAAAAACGTTAAGATACTACCAATTAAGTTTGGTAAGTCTCTTGCGGATTATTCCGTAGATAAACCAAGCCATGCAATATATAAAGGAATTGAGTCCATTAAGTATTGTAATGCTCAGATAGCAGATGAACTAATGAACCTTGCTCAGTCAAAAGAATATGAAGATTTCATAGATCTTCTGAATGATATCAACGCAAGAACTTCTGTCAATTCACGACAGCTTGAGATCTTGACAGGACTTAATTACTTCTCAGACTTTGGAAACAACAAGAAGCTTTTAGAGGTCGAGAAGCTTTATGATAAATTTGCTGGAATCAAGCAGATTAAAAAGGATAAGATGGAAGAGTTGGGTGTGAACGAATTTCTTATGAAGAAATATGCGGAGAAAGAGACTGCTAAAATATATAAGGGTATCAACTGGTTGGGTCTACTCAAAGAATTATGTGATAAAATTCCAAATGAGTCTCTTGACCTTATTCGTCAGATGAAATTTGAAAAAGATCATCTTGAATATGTTAACACTGTTATGCCTGATATATCTAAAGATTACTATGTTATTGTAGAGTTTATTCAGAATAAAGATGCGTCTAAACCGAGACTTGTTGCGAGAAGAATTTATGATGGCGAAGAAATAAAAACCAGAATTAAGTATAGTAAAATTTATCAGGCGAATCCTTTTGGGTTGTGGTCTATACTCAAGATTGATGGGTTCGATAAGGAATTTAAAAAGCGTCCAGATTCCACTGGCAAATGGGTAGAAACAGACGAATTAGAAGACATCCTTAATTCTTATGAAGTGATTAAGGAGTGACAAATAAAATTACGAATCAAGAATTGAGGAAAACACATGTCGAAGATAGTAGAATTTGCAGGAACAGTTGAGAGAAAAATATATCAAGGCTTTGGCGAGTTCAGGATATATGCTATGAGTGTAGACCCAAGTATATATCCTGATATCGTCCAGAATCAGTATGGTAATGTATCAATTAAAGGTGATATCATAGAGCTTGATCAAGATGTCGTATACTCCATTGTAGCTACGGAAGAAGACGGTGGAAAGTATGGTATTTCGTACAATGTAAAGAAGATCACACGGCATAAACCAACGACTGGTGCGGACGTGTATAAATTTCTTCAGTGTATCCTCACAGATCAACAGGCTGATGTATTGTACAAAGAATATCCTGATATCATTGATATTATTCTGAGTGGGAAAACAATTGATTTTTCTAAAACAAAAGGAATCAAAGAAAAGACTTTCGAAAAGATCAAGAAGAAAGTTGTTGAAAACTTTGCAATGATGGATGTGATGAGTAAGTATGATGGGATTCTGCCTTTTACGGTTATTCAGAGGCTTTTTGATAAGTATACATCCACTGAAATGATTGACAAGAAACTTAGTGAAGATCCATATGATACGCTATGTGGAATTTCACGAGTAGGATTTCTTAAAGCTGACACTTTAATCCAGGAAATTGATCGTCAGGCGAATCTTGATATTGCAAATGGTAAAGAACCAGTAATCCAGTTTGACGAACCAGTTATAACCAGTAAGCAGCGTTGTTTGTTTTGCATTATCTATAACCTTGATCAGAATGAACTTAATGGGAATACCTATATTGGATATACAGCGTTGAAAAACTTAGTTTCAGCAATGGCTCAAGAGTGTATAGATCATTTCAGTGAATGTTTGAGTGACGATAGGATTTATTGTGATATTGCTAATGATGTAATCGCTAATAAACATACATATGAAACAGAAAAAACAATTGCTGAAATGATTAATGAGGGTTTATCGCATAGGACAGCGTATGATATTAAGGACATTGATCAGTATCGAGAGATAGATGGGAAAATTCTGACTGATGAACAGTTCTGCATTTTGAAAATGGTATCTATGTTTAACGTGAACATCTTGAATGGTAATGCCGGATCTGGTAAGTCGCAAACTATTGCCGCTGTCATTAAAATGCTTAATGATAACTATCGTTCATACATGCTGATGGCTCCCACTGGGAAAGCTGCGAAAGTTCTCAAAGAATACACGGGTTATAATGCAACTACAATCCATAGAGGACTTGGATATAAGCCTGGTAACGGTGAAAATGGTGACTGGAGTTACAATCAGAGTAATAAGCTACAATGTGATGTCGTGATTGTGGACGAGATGTCTATGGTAGATATTAGTCTCTTTAAGCACTTATTAGATGCTATTGATTTTGAAGCAACAAAACTTCTCATGGTAGGTGATGATGCTCAGTTACCTTCTGTTGGATGCGGTAATGTACTCCATGATCTTCTTGCAACGAGAAAGATTCCAAAGATGACTCTTACAAAAATCTTCAGGTATGCTGATGGTGGTCTGATGAAAGTTGCGACAGATATCAGGATGTCAACGAAATATCTTGAGCCAACATCCAAACAGGTCGTACCATTTGGTGATGATTACAGCTTTGTTGATGTAGATCCTGAGAACCAGGATCAGATTTTGTCAAGATTGATTATGATTTATAGGAAACTTTTGAGTACCCATGTTGCTCCGGCAGACATTCAGGTTTTATCTGCCATGAAAGTGGGAGACTTTGGTGGGAGAAAAATCAATTCTGCCCTTCAGAAGATTGCGAACTTGAATTACGGTTCAAAGAAAATGATAAAGGTTGGAGAAGTAGAATATTATGAAGGTGACATCGTTATACAGATCGCTAATAACTACAAGGCGTGTGTATACGATCCTGAATATCAATTTGAAGATGCATCAGAAACTTTTATTGCTAATGGCGAGACTGGTGTGGTCAAAGAAATTATTGGTGATACGATGATCATAGAGTTTCCTGATGCTACTGTGTTGTATGACAAGAATGACATAGAAAAACTTGACTTGGGATATTGTATGACAGTGCATAAATCTCAGGGATCGTCATCACAATATGTGATTTACATCACTCCGAAAGCACATACTTATATGACGAATTCGAATCTGATGTATGTGGCTATTACCAGAACACAGAAGAGATGCTTCCATATCGGTATGAGGAAAACTGTTAACTATTGCCTTACCAAAAAAGAAGACTATAACAGAAACACGCTTCTGAAAACTTTTTTAGAGAAACATGAAATAAATTAATAAAAGTAGTTGACAAGCGGAACGGTATGTGATAATATATTCTTGTCAGTGAGGGATGCTTCACTGACAAGAACTTTGAAAATTAAATGTTAACAATTATGGGCGCTTGGCTGAGTGGATAAAAAGCACCAGCCCTGAAAGCTGGAGACGGTTTGATAGCCGTCCGTAGGTTCGAATCCTACAGCGTCCGTTAGGTGAGTGCAGACACCGTAGTAACTATAAACATTTTCATTTATAAAGACGATATGCTGCAGAGAATGATACAATCCAAATGTTACAACCGGAACTCTTGGTCTGCACAGAGTCTACTGCTAAGTGTAGAAAAATCACAGTCACATGTGACAAAAGGTTAGCGTAGGGATCTTCAATAGCTTACGCAGTTACCACAGTACTAAACTGTCGGTGCAAAACATGACAAGTAAAGTGGTTTGCCCCGTGATCGCTGAGTGAGAACAGTGATTAGGATCAACAAGCTTGCTACTGGTGTTTACCAAACTGGCATCAGTAGCATTAAACCGGATTACCATAATTAGTAGTGGGGCAGACTTTGAATCTGAGCGAATAGGGGCAGAACCTATATCCGGTGCTTATACCAAGGTAATCATCTGTGTGTTATTAATTACTGTACAGTCACACAGCCATGATAGACGGTATATATTTAGAGATACATACAGCAATTTAAAACATCTGATATTTGAAATCAAGCTTGTGTAAAAATGTATCTCGTTTTATTCCATTTATTTGCTTGTGGTTTGCCGGAGCCGCTAATCCGGCACTTCTTCTGGGGCGTAGGATAATTTGGTTATTCCACATGATTTGGGATCATGAGATTGCCTGTTCAAATCGGGTCGCTCCAATTAAAATCAAAACCCGGCGATACACCTTATCTACATAATGTTGATAAGGAATTTTAATAAAGATTGTTCATGTATCGTAAACCGTGAGTAGACCTGGACACAGTACCAATACATCGAGTATGTATGACACAGAAACAGAAATCGCTTACAAATGCTACAAAGTTGAGACGGTCTTTGTAGAGTTTGCACCTGTAGCCCAACTGGCAGAGGCATGCGGTTTAAGCCCGCATAAGTGAGGGTTCGAATCCATCCAGGTGTACGCGGTTGTAGCCCGAGGCAGAGGCACTGCACTAAAGATGCAGACAGTGTGGGTTCGAATCCCTCCAACCGTGCTATGTCCTCATAGCCCAACTGGCAGAGGCAATGGACTTAGAATCCATCCAGTGTCAGTTCAAATCTGACTGGGGATATGCCCTGTAATCCTTACCTCATAATTATTTTAAAACAATGTAAAAAGTGAGTGGCGGAATAGGTAGACGCATCTTTGTATAAAACCAATCTATATGAGTTGCAACGAGTATAGAAAGGGGAATGGAGAATTCCTGCAAAGACCGAGAGTGTACATAATCATGTGAGGTGCAAATCCTCACCTCATTTTTAAAAAATAGAAGGGTGAAAAATAAATGAAAATACAAGTTCCAGAAAAATGTGGATTATGTGCAAGTTTTAAACAAATTAATGCTAATGATTTTATTTGTGGACTTCCAAAAAGTAAAGATAAAGAAATATTAGATATAACTTCTTTTAAAATATCTTTAGATTCAAGACCAGATTGGTGTCCTATTCAAGAAGCTGTGAATAATATTAATAATTTATCGAAAGAAGACAAAATTTTATTTGATCGTATGTGTGATGGATTTTCAGCAATGTTTG